TACCTTAAGTCCTTTTAAGCCTTCTATTATTCCTAGGTTCATTTGATTTTTTAATTCTTCTTTAGTAGCATCAGCAATGTTATCTCCTAGAGATGCTAATTCAGCAGCCATTTTTGCTTTTTCTGCAGTAACAATACCTTTAATTAATTCTCCAACATTCATGGCTTCCATTCCTGGTAAAGAAGGTAATCCTAATGCATCCCATATTACATCAAACAATTCAATTAACCCAGAAAATCCCCCAGTCATTAATAGGTTCATCTTTTTTGTAGCTTCATTTTTTATATAATCAACTATCTGTTTACCTTTCCACTCAGCAGTGTTTAAACCATATTCACCATTAAACAATCTATATTCATCGGGTAACAATGCATATATTGCGTCTAACTTATCTCCTCTTAATTTGTCTATCTGTTCTTTTAGTTCATCAGCAGATAAGTCTTTCCACTCTCCTGAAGTTAATGTTTCTATTTGTGCTTGAATATCAGTACCAAATCCTTGAACTTCTGCCATTAATTCAGTTAAATAAGCTCTGTCTGTTACTAATTTAAGTAGATCAATCTGTATTCCTAGTAATGGCATATTAAATTCAATAGGAAAAAGAGTAGTAATAAGGCTTAAAATTTCTGTTTGAACATACATAGGATATTCTTCTAGCAATCTTGTGATTATTACTTCCCATTCTTTTTCTGGAAAAATAGCTTTCTTATTTTTTGGATCATAGGCTGAAAAGAATTTTCTTATATCATCAATCAGGGCTTTTAAATCTTCTGCCATATCGATATATTCTTGGGCTTCATCTTGAGCCATAGTTTTAGCCGCAGCTATTAATCTATCGGGGATTGTGGCAAGAGTGCCAAACATGTTTGTTAAATCAGCTGGAGTGGGCAATAATACTGCCGGGCATTCCATTGGGGGTACTTCAAAGTTAGGTAAGGACATTACACTATAGTTGTGCTTACAGCTGAAGTTATAGTAACTTCTTTTCCTGATACAATACTTGATTTTCCAGTACTAGTAATAGTAGTATCTCCAGTACTTTTAATATTAGTATCTCCACCAGTAATAATAGTAGTATCACCTTTCTCTACTGTAATTCCTAGATCACCACCCTCTTTTACAGTAATGGTTAAATTGTTATCATCATCAATTTCTATTTTAGTACCACCGCGATGAGTTACCCGAAGATAATCACCAGATTGAGATTCTGCTACTGCTTCTACTCCAACTACTTCTTCTACTGCCTCTACACCTTCACTAGCTTCTACGCCAACTACTGCTTCTACTGCTTTTACTGCGGGTGTTAAGGTTCCATTTTCAATTTCAATTAAATGACCAGCTTGAGAGCGATAAATTTTATTTGTTGTTGAAGCTGAAGAATGTAGATCTGCAGTACCACTGGTTGAAGTAGTTATACTTCCTATAACAACAGGATCCTGTGCACTTGGACCATCTCGAAAGAATCCAAATACCCATGAACCTACTTCTAGGTGATGGTTAGCTCCTACATTAGGAGTACCCGCAGAAGTAACTGGCATCATAACTGTTGCCCAAGGTAGCTTACTAGAGGTTATTTCGTCTGGATGATATCCATGGCATTTTACTTTAACCCTATTAAACTTTTTATCTTCATCATTTATGTCTTTTATTTCACCAGTAAACCAATGAAATTTTTGTCCTATAAAATCGTCTTGTCTCATAGAGTATACTCCTCATCTAGATCAACTAAAGATGAATCTTTTATTAAATCTATTTCCATTGAATATCCTTGAGGACCAAAAATATGAGATAATTGTCTTATTATAAATTTTCCACTCATAAGCTGATCACCTTCAGTCTGTTTATCTACAAGTTTACTTTCTTCACCAAAATTTTGTAATTTCCATATTTTCAGTTCTATTTTTGATCCTGCTGTTAAAACTGGATCCCCTGGTAATATTATAGTATGCGTTAACATATCCATGTTAGCTATATAAGATGCTTTTTTCTGTATATCATCTAAATCCAAAGCTGAATGATAATTATCAGTATCAAAGGCATTTCTATTTTGACTTATAAAAAAATTTCTAGAGTTTTTATTTTTATGAAAAGATCCATCATGAAATTCGGGTTTAGTTGAAAAAGGTTTATGTTTATTTAATTTTACCATTTTATCTTCTTTATATTCAAATTTATTCTTGCCTGATCTGTAGGTCTTATTAGAAATATCTACTGCGGTTAAATTAGAAGCATATGCTCCTTGTTCAGCATCATTAAATTTAGAAAGCCCTAAAGAACTTTTAACCACTGATATTATCCTTCTTCTTCTATCATAATATTCTGGATGATCTGTAGTAATTTTTTCTCCCTTTTCAGGTATAGGAGAATTTGTATATTGTTCACCTTCATACGGATCCCATCCATATACAAGATCTTCCCAAGATAATAACCGATGACCATATAAAACACTTTCAAAAAAGAATATAGGACTACCAGCATCATTAGCATTTCTGCGTAACCAATCAATAGCAGCAAATGGTCTCATTTTAGGATATATACCTTTTATTGATTTACCATAACCAGCAGATTTTACTCCTGACATAATTTCCTTGCCATGTTCTCTTTTAAAAGAAGGTGCCTGAGGTTCAAGTCCTGACTCAACAAGTTTTTTCATTGATTGTACATTAGGAGCAAAATTATCAACAATACTTCCTTCAATTTTAAGTGATCCTTTAGCTATATCTTTTATTAATTCACCTGGTACTCCATCAAAAAAATTATTTAATACTGTCAATTGATTTATATAAGCAGGTTCTGTAACACATTCTATCACATAGGTTTGGGTATCAATATTATACTTTTCAAAATCTTTTATATCTGAAATATAAAGTTCTAATTCAATATCCTTTACAACACCTTCTCTTAATTTACCTTTAATTATTGTTTGTTTAATTGTTTGTCGAATGTGTAGATCTACTTTTTCTCCCCCTTGTATGCGGAGGTTATCTATAATTCCAAGACTATCCATAATGCCAATACTAACATGAACAGCATTTTGATTTATTCCCTCATTAATAACAAGAGTATTTGTTTGGGGTCTTAGATCATAGGGTTTGCCTAAAACTGGTGGATCACCAAGTTTTGTTCCACTGGGAAATAAGTCTAACTTGATTATAGTATAAGCAGTAGGATCAAGATGAAATTCACCTCCTACAGAAGTACTTTGTACTGGACTTATAGGTGTTGGTTTTTTATCACTCATTGATCAAAGACTCGAATTTAGATGCAAACTCTGGAATAAATGCAGGATCTATAATTCTTATCTTAGAACGTTCTTCATTTTTCTCAAATACATATTCTCTATTAGAAGTATAAAGGGGTGATGCAGTAGAACCTTCTTGTTGAATTAAACGTTCTGCTGCGGTTGCATCATCTGTGACTGAAAAGAAATTAGCATTTGAAACGTGAGCTTCAATACCATATTTTGAAGTTCCATCCGGATAAGTAGAAGGAACTGTTACTTTTATTTCAGCTCCATTTACTGGTGCTGTAGAAAAAGTTAATGTTGTATCATTTAAAGTCCAGGTGTAATTTGTTACATTATTTACTGTAACACTAACTTTATCTGAAGAATAAGGTAAACTATTTAAAATAAATGCAGTAGTTGTACCATCACCTTCAAATTCATCTTGAAAAAACGATTCATTTTCAATAGCATCACCAGATATATACCAATGATGAGGTGCATCAGCATATGGCCATGATTTCCAAACCTGAACTGAACATGGTATAATAGCTTTAGTAACAGGATCTATCCAACTGCCTGTAACATCTTCCAAGATATTTCCATCACCAGCCCCAAGGAAAGTTCCTGTAACATCTTGTACGACTAATTGATTCAAGTAAAGATCTTTTCTTCGAAGAGTACCAGTTGCACCACTAGTGGCACCAGTAACAGTTCTTCCTACAGTCCAAGCTCCTTGTTTTTGTGCTCTATCTTCCCCTGCAAGTGAATTTCTAAACTCTGTAATACCACCATCAGTATCTCTTACAATGTTTGGTCTAGTTTCTAAAGCAACTCCTTCATATTCTGTTTTAAGATATTCTTCTAGGTTTTGTCCACTCATTGGCCAATAACTTAATCCATTTTGAAGAAAATCATTAACTATAAAAAAGGTCCAATAAAGTTGTGAATTTCCATATAATTTTTGAGATACTATATCAGGTCTTTCTCCATCTTTGATTGAATAAAACTTATAAGCAGTAAATTCATCTACATAATTTTGAACTGTTCTAACCTGTCGAAATAAGTCAACTACTGAATTAACAACACCTTCACGGTTAAAATCATAAACTAATTTAGGAAATTTTTTAAAATAACTCATTTGTGATTATTCTCTCTGAATTCTTTTTTCATTTTCATTTCTTTTTCTAACATTTCATCAATGACCTTTTGAAAGTTCTTAAGATCTTCTGAAGTCATTTTATTAAATTCCCAATATCCCACTTAACCATCCGTGTCCTTTTTAAAATTCTCAGTCAATCCCACGGCATCAGCAACATCAGGTAATCCAATTCTTTCATATGTATAATCAGTTTTATCATAATCCTCAGGACTTTGATATAAATCTCCTCTTGTATTTTGTTGTGCTTCATCAAAGGTTAACGACATATCCATTTCAATTGGTACACCATCTAAGTGAAATGCATTTGAAGATGCATTATAGGTACAACTTATATTTCTTAAATAACATAAATCAATAAATGGTAAGTATTTATTTTCTTCCATAGCAGAAGCGCCAAATTTCATAAATTGTATTTGCCAATATGGAGGATATGCAAGAACAACACCAGATTTTTCTTGTAATGGATATAGAAATTTTCTAAATGTATTTTCTATCTGTCTTATTTCTATGGCTTCTTTTCGGGATTCAGCAACTAACTTGTAAGTAAAAGTGAAAGATCTCATACCAACTCCCTCAAATTGAATATTGGTAAGAGGATTTGCTGCTACTCCCGCTCCCATTAGGAAAGTATCTCCTAATTTTGTATTGAATTTTTGATTTGCTCCCACCAATGCACCCTTACCCATTCCAGTGTAGCCCCCTAAATTATTTTTTGTCTGCTCCCAGATCCCTGGGGCGTTTTCCCCTGCTGCAGCGGTTACTGGTTTCATTGCATTTCCTGCACCAACTAGTGCTCCTCCTATAAATCCAAGATTTTGGGTGGAATAACTGGCTGAATCAGCAGATGTAATACCAGAAGGAGTATAAAGAAAGATCGTTTTCTGATTTTCACCTAGACTTTTTCTATTTTTTATATTGAATCTCATTACCTCATTTGATTCATCATTAGATAAATCTAAAGGATATCTTAATATAGTCTTTGAATTTTCCCCATGAGTTGCCTGCATAGCGTTGGTAACATCATCTTGTGCAGCTTTGGCCAGGTCTGTTGCTTTATTCAAGTTAGTGACTTCGTGGTGACCCCCAGGATGATCTAAAGGACCTTGACTGCCTTGGAATAACTTTCTGATTTCTGCCATGGTTTTTTCCTATATAAATAGAGTTAACATTAATTAGTTTATAAAAGTATTTATATGAGTTACAAAGGCAGATATAGAATTAAGAAACCAGAAAAATACCTTGGGGATTATACCAATGTTGTATATCGTTCTCTCTGGGAGAGACAATCTTTTAAATGGTGTGAGAATAATCCAAAGGTTAAAGCCTGGAATAGTGAAGAGGTAGTTATACCATATGTTGCAAGAGAAGATAAAAGAATGCATCGTTATTTTGTAGATCTATTAATAGAAATGAAGAATGGTGATACATTTCTAATAGAAATTAAACCTAAAAGCCAAACAAAACCCCCTAAACAACCTAAAAGAAAAACTAAAAAATATATCAAAGAAGTTATGACCTATGTTAAAAATCAGGATAAGTGGGAAGCAGCTGATAAGTTTGCTCAACATAAGGGATGGAAATTCCAGATCTGGACAGAAGATACGTTGAAGAATTTAGGCATCAAACTTCTGAAGTCCCAGGTATAAATAGATATATGGCAAGTTTATTTGATACCCTACAAGCTGGAGCATACAGAGCTAATATAGTTCCTAGAACTAAGAAATCTAGGAGTTGGTTTCAGGCGCGCGTACGCGAGCTCGGGACCGTGTCCAGACAAAAAATAATGAGGGATGATCAACTTAAAGAACGTTCCGAACCTAGAGTAGGCGATATGTGTATGTATGTTTATGATCCTAAATTAAAGGCTGAGTTACCATATTATGATAAGTTCCCTCTTACAATAATGGTACAACCTGCACCAGGTGGATTTCATGGATTAAATTTACATTATCTTTCCCCTGGATTAAGAGCTTTATTTCTAGATGAATTAATGGGATTAGCTCCTAAAAAATTATCTGAGACAACTAGGTTAACAAGATTGAAGTATGATTTAATAAAAAGCGCTTCAAAATATAAAGAATTTAAACCTTGCTTTAAGCACTATCTTATGTCACACGTTAAATCTAAAATCAATAGAGTACCAATGACAGAATGGGAAATCGCAGTATTCTTACCAGTAGATGAATTTGCAAAAGTTTCACGCGATACTGTCTGGCGTTACTCAAGAAAATCTATATACGGGAAATAAAAATGGGATTTAGAAAAAGTACAATAGACGATTTAAAATCAGTTATATCTAAGCATGGGGGAATGGCTCCAGCAAATAGGTTTAATATAATTTTTACTCCTCCTCAGGTATCTCTTTTAAATCTAAACCCTACCAATTTAATAGGAAGTTTAATATCTGGATCATTCAGTGTAAAAAGTTTAATTAATGATCCAAGAGATATATCTTTATTGTGTAAATCTGCTTCATTGCCAGGTAGACAAATAGGAACACTTGACTATCAGGGTCATAGGGAAAGTAGAAAAATGGTTAATAGTATAGCACATGATGAAATAAGTACAGTTTTTTTAGTTACTAGTGATATGTACATAAAGACAATGTTTGATGGTTGGTCAAACTTTATATTCAACTCAAACAAATACCATGTTAGCTATAAAAAAGAATTTGCAACTGATGTAACTATACAGCAGTTGAATAAAGAGAACAAGCCTGTTTATGGAGTAAGATTGCATGGCGCATTTCCTACCTCTATAGGAGGACTCGGTTTGGATAATTCCGGTGATGGAAGTATTCAGGAATTAACGGTTCAATGGTCCTACGATAGGTGGGAACCAGAGGATGCGTTAACATCGTCCATTGGTGGTGGACTAAGGGCGATTAAAAATTTAATATCATAATAATGGAGAAATAATTATGGCTTTACCAAGAATTGATGTGCCTCGTTATCCGGTGACAATACCGTCAACGGGAGAGGAATATATAATGAGACCTTATTTAGTTAAGGAAGAAAAAATCTTATTGTTAGCTATGGAATCTGGAGATCCCAAACAAATAGCATTAGCAATAAGGAATTTAATAACAAATTGCATTGAAGGTGATGTTGATATTGATACCCTTGCAGGGTTTGATATTGAAAAGCTTTTTTTAGAATTGAGAGGAATTTCAGTTGGAGAAAAAATTCAATTACAAACTAAATGCCAAAATGAGGAGTGTGAACACCCTAATGGCGTTGAGATCGATATTAAAGATGTTACATTAAAGGATTATAATCCTGAGGATTCAATAATTAGGCTTTCAGGTTCTGTTGGCGTAACTATGAAATATCCAACCCTTGAAATATTAGGGGAGATGGATCCAGAAAAGTTAGAATCAATTGAAACTTTAATGGAGATCATAATATCATGTATTAATACTATTTTTGATGATGAAAATGTTTACGATTGTAAAAAAGAAAACATAAAAGAGGTTCGAGACTTTATTGACAATTTAACTTCAGATCAATTTCAAAAGATAAGTAATTTCTTTCAAAATACCCCGGTATTAGAATACGATTTGAAATTTGTCTGCGAAAAATGTGAGCATGAAAGTTCTTATGAACTAAGAGGGCTTCAAAGTTTTTTTACGTAGGCCTCTCACATGAGAGTATCATAAATTATTATCAAACT